CTCTGGGTGATCATCGCCCTGGTGTGGAACGCACTATGACGGGCGAGTTGATCGAACCTTCCGCTACCGTACCAACGGCGCGCAACGCTGATACAACGTTGCTTGATATCATCGCCAGGGCGGCAGCGGACCCCAATACCGATGTCGATAAGTTGGAGCGCCTCACCGCGCTCTACGAGCGGCATATGGAACGCGAGGCGCGCGCGGCCTTTAACGCCGCCCTGGCCGAAATGCAGCCACTCCTGCCCGAGATCGCCGAGCACGGCGAGATCACCGACCGGCAGGGCGAGGTGCAGAGCACGTATGCCTTGTGGGAGGACATCCAGGCCGCGATCAAGCCGATTTTGGCGCGGTTTGGCTTCTCGCTCAATTTCAAGGTCGCGCACCAGGGCGACCGCCTGTCGGTCACCGGCATGCTCAACCACCGGCTGGGTCATGTCGAGGAGACAACGCTGCCGCTGCCGCTCGATACCAGCGGCAACAAGAACACCGTGCAGAGCTACGGCAGCTCGACCAGCTATGGCATGCGCTACACCGCCAGGGCACTCTTAAACCTGACCTCGCGGGGCGAGGACGATGACGGCCAGGCCGCCGGCACCAAGCTGATCAGCGAGGGCGAGATCGAGGCGCTCGGGCTGCTGATGGAGCGCGCCAAGGTCGATCCCGCCCGGTTCTGCACATTTCTCAAGGTGCCGAGCCTCGACCAGCTCCCGGCCCGCCGGTTTCGCTTCGCCGAGCGCGCGCTGCAGGATGCCATCGCGAAGCGGCCGCAACAGCGCCCTCCTGCCGGGCCTGCCGAGAAGGCAAGGGATGCTACCTCCACGACCGGCGGCCCGGCGGCTGGCCGCTCCTCTACTGGTAGGCCCGGCGAACTGAGCGACCTCGACGACCAATGATCGGGCAAGTAACGCACGGCCTGTCCAAGGCTCCAGAATACAGGGTTTGGCAAGGCATGAAGCAGCGCTGCCGCAATCCGAGAAATGGTCGCTACCCAGAATATGGCGGGCGAGGTATCACGGTCTGTGAGCGCTGGGATAGCTTTGAGGTCTTCTGGGAGGACATGGGGCCACGCCCCTCGCCCGATCATTCCATCGACCGGATTGATACTAACGGCAATTATGAGCCGCGTAATTGCCGGTGGGCCACTCGATCCGAACAACAGACCAACAAGCGATACTACCCTACTGCCCATCTCCCCAAGGGCGACGCGCACTGGACCCGTATTTATAAACTTAAGGCCCAACAAATCGGGCGCGCCAACATCGCCGTTATGCGGGGCGAAGCTAATGGGCGCGCGCGTCTCACGGCTCAGCAGGTCGGGCTAATCAAGGCTCGTATTGTGTCCGGTGTCAGCGACGTAGTGATTGCAAGGGAGTTCAGCGTTAGGCCGGGCGCGATTTGGTTCATCCGAGCCCGCAAGCATTGGAAGCATATCCAATGACGCTGGAGACTTACGCAGAAGTGGTCCAGCGCAGCTCTGAATGGTACGAGCTGCGGCGCGGCATCCCGACCGCCTCGGAGTTCGCCAGCATCATGGCGAAGGGCCAGGGCAAGATGCGCCGGCTCTACCTGACCCGGTTGGCGGCCGAGCGACTGACCGGCGAGGTGCAGGAGCGCTACAGCAACCACCATATGGCGCGCGGCCGAGAGCAGGAGGAGGACGCGCTGGCCTACTACGCCTGGCTTAACGAGGTCGAGCTGACCCGCGTGGGCTTCGTCCGCATGCAGATCGCGGGCGGCTGGGTCGGCTGCAGCCCCGACGCCCTGGTCGGTCCCGAGGGCATGGCCGAGGTCAAGTGCCGGATCGCGAGCAGCATGGTGGACGCGATGATAACCGATGGGCTGCCGGGCGAGTACCGCCCGCAGATCCAGGGCGGGTTGTGGATTTCCGGCCGGGCTTGGTGCGACTGCGTGATGTACTGCCCCGAGCTGCCGCTGCTAACGATCCGGGTAGAACGGGACGAGAGCTACATCGACGCCCTCGCCGCCGAGGTCAGCAAATTCAACGTCGAGCTGGAGAGCGTCGTCGCCCGGTTTGGCGATGCGCGCGCGATCCTGCGCAATCAACTAGAGAGGAGTGCAGCTCTATGACCAACGGCAACGGCATCGAAGGACGAGGCGGCGCAGATGTAACGCCCGGCATGTTGAGTGCGGCCCTGGCGGCTAGTCCGGCCAGCAAGGTCGTCATCAGTCCCCCGAACATGATGTACGCGACGATCCATATTCGCGGGACGTCGCCTTATGTGCAGCACGCCTTCAGCCAGAAGGCGCAGCTCCAGATCGAGGAAACTCAGCGGGCCGGGACGCAAGCCAGGAGCCGCAAGAAGCGCGACGCACGCGATTTTGAGGCCGATTACAAGGCCGCGATGCATGTCAGCCACGAGGGTTGGCACGGCATTCCTGCCCCGGCCTTCCGCAACGCCGCTATCGATACATGCCGACTGGTCGGATTTGTGATGACCCGCGCGAAGCTGAGCATCTTTATCGAGGCTGACGGCTACGACGCGGTCGATGGCACGCCGCTCGTCAAACTCAAGGGCGGACCGCGCGTCCACAAGGGCTGGGGCCGCAACGCCAATGGGGGCGCGGACCTCCGCTGGCGGCCCATGTGGGAAGACTGGGAGGCCTGGGTGCGTGTGCGTTGGGACGGCGACCAGTTCAGCGCCGCCGATGTCTTCAACCTCTTTGCGCGGGCCGGCCTACAGGTCGGGATCGGCGAGGGCCGCGCGTCCAGCCCGAATAGCAACGGTCTCGGCTGGGGTTTCTGGGAGATTTGCAGTGATGACTAAGATTGGCGATGAGCTGGTCGCGCTGCGGCGTGGCGACGGTCTCATCCACGCGTCGGATGTTGTCGATTGGGCGCGGGAGAACCCGCGCTCAGCGACCGGCGAGACGTTTGAGTGGGACAGGGATAAGGCCGCCTATCAGCACTGGCTCGACCACGCCCGGCGGCTGATCTCCGTCCATGTCGTGACCCTGGCTGGCGAGCGTCAGACGATCTCGCTGGTGATCGACCGCAACCATGGCGGCGGCTACCGGCGGATGGACGACGTGCTCAATAACGCCGATTTGCGGCGGGCCGCTGTTGAGGATGCGGTCAAGGAGCTGCTCCGCTGGAAGGAGCGGCACGGATATCTGCGGCAGGAGCTTCAGCCGGTCTTTAGCTCGGTTGATCGGCTGGCGCGCAACCTCCTGCCGCCGGGCGCGGAGGCTGCGGATTAGGGCATGGCAGGCGTGGCATGTCCAGGCAGGGTCCGACCCGACTGGGCACGGCTGGGCTGGCAAGGCATGGATCGGTGAGGTGGGGCGGGGCTGGGCACGGCAGGCAGGGCATGGCCCGACAGCGCTGGGTTCGGTTCGGCAAGGTTCGGTTCGGCGTGGCAGGCACGGGACCGCTCGGCAGGGTATGCCAAGGCTCGACAGAGCGGGACAGGGCAGGGCGCGGCAGGCACGGCAGGCAGTGGGGCGGCTTGGCTCGGCACGGCAGGGCAGGCATGGCGGGGTTGGGCTCGGCACGGCTCGGACGGGCAAGGCGTGGCTGGGCAGGCTCGGCTCGGCCGGGCTACGCACGGTGAGGCGCGGCAGGGCTAGGCTCCGCATGGCGGGGCGAGGCAGGCTCGGTATGGGCCGGTGCGGCGCGGCGGGGTTTGGCTGGGCATGGAAAGGCGGGCGCGGCATCGCTCGGCCCGGATGGGCGCGCCTCGGTAGGGCACGGCAGGGCCGGCAGGGCTTGGCAGGGCTCGGTTCGATGCGGCACGGCCGGGCACGGCAGGCACGGAGAGGCAGGCATGGATGATTTCTGGGCGCGCTGGAATGGCGTGTGCTTCATACCGGCGCGGCCAGAGCTGGTCGAGCGCGCGCTTAGGCCCGACCAGCATGTTTTGCTGGAGATACATCACGAGCGTAGCCACGCGAAGCACCGCGCCTTTTTCGCGTCGTTGGCCGAGGCTTGGGCGAGCTTGCGCTCAGACGAGTTCCCGACGGTCGAGCACTTAAGGAAGTTCGCGTTGATCAGGTCCGGTTGGTACGACGAGCGCTTTATCGCCTGCGACAGCCCCGAGATGGCCGCGCGCGTGGCGGCGTTCATCCGGCCCATGGATGAGTTCCACGTTGTTATGGTCGATGGCTCGGTCGTGCGCCAGTGGACCGCCAAATCGCAGTCCTACAAGGCGATGGGGCGCGACGCCTTCAACAAATCGATGGACGACGTTCTTGGTTTCGTCGCCGGGCTGCTCGGCGTCGACCGCGAGACGCTCTTAGCCCAGGGAGAGATGGCATGAAGACTGATCAAGGCTGCCCAGACTGCGGTCAGCCGCTAACGCTTCACCGCCTCATGCTCGGCCCCAACATCAGTCTCGATGTCTATGACGTGATCGCGGCATGGTTCGCCGGGCGGTGCCTTGCCATTGGCGAACCGCTCGCTCCCGATCCCGATCTGCGGGCGGCGGCAAACAGGCTGCGCCAGGGATTGTCGGCGGCATTCCCCGACGGTGAAGCCAATCAGATGCTGGCGGCGGCGAGCGTGGTGCTCATGCTCATCGCCGAGCGGTTCGCGGAAGCCAACGCCGACTGCGTGGAGGTGGCGGGCCATGCCTGACGATCTACCCGGCTACGACGCCTGGAAGACGCGGCTGCCGCCCGAGCCATACAGCGATGATCCCGATTGTACCTGCACAACCGAGCGGCGCGACAAATGGTGCCCGGTCCATGGGCAAGATCCCGACCAGGCCTACGAGGAACGGCGGGAGCGACAATGGGACCGACAATGGGACCGCGAGCAATGGTCCGATTGTTGAGAGGCTGGACGATAGGCCCGGCGAGGGCCTGTAAGCACACCGGCCTGCCGCTGCCGGGCCATCGCGATATGGGCAAGGTGCTGGCGGCCGAGCAGCACATTGCCGTCCAACGTGGCGCGACAGCGTTTGTGCGCGCTCGCAAATATGAGGAGAAACGCGATGCCAAGTCGCCCCCTGAACTTTAGGCAGCGCGATATCACTGCCTTTGTCAAAGCTGTTAAAAAAGCAGGAGAAAATGTCGCACGCGTCGAGGTTGACCGCGAGGGAACGATTGTGGCCTATGTTGGCGCCGGCAACAAAGCCGCGCGACCGATTAAGACAACACTGGAAAGGCTGATCGATGCCCACGACGACAAAGAAGCTTCCATACCTCCAAAGCTTCGACGGGTATAATTACCTCCGCTACCAGAAGCAGCCGCGTGTCCCGCTGCCCTCGGGCGAGCCGACCGGAACAGCGTTTATGGCCGCCTATAAGGCGGCTCTGGCGGCGGCCAGGGCAAAGGCCAAGCCGGCAAAGGAGCGTCCACAGGCAAAAAAAAGAGGCCCGGTCAACGGGGCCACAATTCGTGACCGAGTGACCGGGTATCTGAGCGGGCACGCCTTCAAGACGCTGGCTCCCAGCACGCAATACGCCCGTCGTCGTCTGCTCCTATCCTGGGCAGACGAATATGGCGATGGTCTCTTTGATGACCTAACGCCCAAACTCGTCAAGCGCATGCTTCACCAGCAGCACGGCGGCAAGCCGGGGCAAGCGCGCAACTGGCTCAACGCCGTTCGCGCCCTGATCAAGGAGCTGCTCGATGTCGGCGAGATCGAGCTGGACCCAACCTGGGGCGTTCGGCCGCCAAAGAGCGACAATCCTGACGGCTTCAAAACCTGGGAACCGGAGCATCTCCAGATGTACCGCGACTATTGGCCCAGCGGTACGGCGCAACGGCTCGCCTTTGAATTGATCTACTGCACAGGCGGTGCGATCTGCGATGCCTGCAAGCTGACCCGCGATAACTTTGGCGATGATGGTCTGGTTTATTTTGACCGGCAGAAGACCGGGGTTCCGTCCGCGCCCTGGGTTACCGCCGAGCTAAAGAGCGAGCTGATCGCCAACAAGCTGATCATCGGCGAAGTGGTGCGGCTGGAGGATGGCGCGATTATCGATCCAGCCGGTATGGTTGCCGGGCCGCTACTGCGGACGCCTAAGAGCCGCACGAGCAAGGGCGTGCCGATGACCGCAAGCTATCTCGGCGAGCGCATTCGCGTCTGGGCGCAGGAGGCTGGCGTCCCGGCCGGCTACAGCGCGCATGGCATCCGCAAGCGCGCAGTGACCGACGACGCTGAGGACGCCGAAAACCCGGCAACAAATGATGAGCTGAAAGCCAAGTATGGCTGGCGCACCAGCGCGCAGCCTGACCTCTATACCAGGGAGGCTAATCGCAAGCGCATCTCTGCGGCGCGGTCGGCGCGGCTCAGAAGAGGAACAAAGCGCTAAGCCTAATCTGTCAAACCGCTAAAACCCAAGTCTAACTCCTTGACGTTCCTTGCCTCTAACAGTCCAAGCCCGACTGGTAAAAGTGAGGCATGTCAGGGGGTTAGCCATTTTAATTTGACGAAACGGCGCATAGCGGCCCCAAAGGGGCACTTGCCGCCATCATTTGGTGACGCGGAAGTCCTTGACGAACTCGGCCCAGGACAGCGGGTTCACGTCGGTGTTCATGTAGCCCGCGTAACCGGAATTGGGGTCGCCCGAGTTCCAGTAGCCGAGCATCACCGGCAGACCGTTCGCCAGATAGCTCGCCGCCGCGTCGTGCATGTTTTTGATGTAAAGCGGGTTGTCGCCCATGTTGCCCTGCGCCCACTCGGGCACGGCCCATCCCTTGCGGCGCGAGAGGGCCAGGGCTTGGCTTGCGGTGATGCCGGGCACTTGGTCTTGCTGCCAGCGCGCTGATGCCGGCTGCGTCTGGCTGCGCAGGCCGTCATAGGTGTCAATCGCTACGAAATCCACATCGTCGTCGCCGGGGTAGCACACCTGCCAGCCGCCGGGCGCGCCGTTGCCGTCGGTCATGATCGTGCCGTCTGCGGCGTTGAAGGCGAACTTGGCCTGCGGCATCACTGAGCGGATGACCGAAGCTATGCGGCGGAAAGCGTTGATGAAGTCAAAGCAATAGGTCGCTCGGTTCTGAAATCCAGAGTTCCACCCCCATTCGTACCAGCCGCCCTCAAATTCCCAGATCGGCCGCCAGACCGCCTGGCTGTAGCCGTACCCCATCAACTGTTGGGCGACGGCACGGTAATGCGTATCAAAGGACCCGGTGGCGACCTGGGGCAGCGTGAGGCCGGCGTGCTGCGGGAACGGGGGAAGGTTGAGCCATAGCGCATCCGGCCCGCGCCCCGAGGTGTATTGCCACTGCACGATGGTCCACGCTGAACCCTCGTAATTGTCCCACAACCCCCTGTTCGGGTCGGGGTCCATCGCGATCCCCGACCCGGCCGAGACGATGCTGCCGGCAGGGTAGCTGATGCTCTGTTCCCAGTAGGCGTAGTCTGCGGGCAGGGTCCAGGCTTGCACTGGCTGGCCGTCTGGGCCGGGCACCCATTGCGGGTGCGCGATGCCCTCGTTCCACGGCGACGTGACCCCGATGTCGATCAGCTCTCCCGTGCTGGGGGGCGGTGGCGGTGGTGGCGGCGGTGGGGGCGGTGGCAGCGGTGGCGGCGGTGGCAGCGGTGGCGGCGACGCCAGCGGCGCGCTGCACGACACCATTGTCCTGCCGTGACGGCATGTCCAACTCCACGGCCCCGCCCCGCTTACCGCCGATGCCTGGCCGACCGCGCACAGGTTCTGG